ACAGAACCACCTCCTAGAAATGGTTCTCTATATTCTTTGAATTTACTTAGGTCTGGAAAAACTGTTGCTAGTTTTGTGCAAGCACGAGACTTACCGCCAGGATATCTTAGTGGTGTTTTTAATGACTTCATTTTCTTCGGTTTTGGGGTTTGCCTATAAGTTGACTCATGTTTTCAGCATGAGTGCTCCACTTTAAATTTGTATAATGATTATTTCTATTGTTCTCATCAATATGCATTATCTCCTTATATCCATGTGGATTAGGAACCCAAGTTTCTGCAACTAATTGATGAATGTTTCTTTTCTTATACCCACAATTTTTATTATTCTCATCATAAAAATATATGTTAACAGCATGATACATCTTGCTTTCATAATAGTTAGGATTACCTCTTAGATGAGTAGTAAGTTCAATCAATCCATACTCATTGACTTCTCCATATCTCCCATCCTCATCACATCGACGAGGTTCTCTATATGCAATACCATCATTACTTACATAATAATGTGGATAGTTGGTTGGTTTAATATGCTCTGGTAAAGTTACAGGTGGAAAATTATTTACCCATTCCTTTTTCGGAGGTTTTGGTTGATCTTTTTTAAAGTATCCTTTTGGTTTTTTTATGTAAACCCATTTACCATTTGTATATCTCCACTTTGCATTTGGATTTGAAGGCATGATTTTGACATCTCCTTCTTGTGGATTTTTATTTAAAACTTTTCCTCTTGCCATTCTATTTAAAGTAAGTCTCCATGATTGAATAGTAAGCAACAAAACCTGATAGTATGCCACTCAATAGTAATGTTAATCCTAAGAACCCCCAAAAATTCATTTGAATTCACATTCTACCATGATCTCTGTTAGTGCTGCTAACAGATTAATTTCTTGATCAGCAACAAATGCTATCTGGTATTGATATTTTGCAATGATCAATACCGCAGCAGCGATACTAGGACCTTCAAGATTACTGTACATAGCATCATAGACTTTACGAAGCAAAACAGAAGGGTCATTGTCTAAGTTTGCTACAACCCATTTTCTTACAGCAGGGAAGTCTTTTGCTTTCAGAGTTCTAATTAAATCATCAACTCTTGCATCAGTAAATTCTGCTAGTATCGCAGTATCTATTTTACCAGAAACAGAATATCTTTGCAACTCATTTAATACTCTTCTCCAATCTGGAAAATGTTTGTTGATTAATTGTAAGAGAACTTTCTTATCAAAGTCAATATTCTCTGCTGTAAGTATTCCTACAACTCTCTGGAAGAATGCTACTTGAATCTCTGCTTTCTGTTTACCTTTGATTGAGAACTCAACTACAGAACATCTTGAATGTAATGGTTCAATAATTTTGTTCTTATAGTTACATGTAAAAATAAATCTACAGTTCTTATGGAATGCTTCTATATTACTTCTCAATAATAACTGTACATCATGTGTTGTATTATCTGCCTCGTCAATAATAATTACTTTATGTTTTGTTGTTGGTAGTAATGACATAGTAGAAGCAAAGTTCTTTGCCTGTCCTCTTACTGTGTCTAAGAATCTACCTTCATCTGATCCATTAATTAAAATATAATCACAACCTAATTGTTCGCACAATGCTTTTGCTACTGTAGTCTTACCAACTCCTGCAGGACCTGTCAAAAGAAGATTAGGAATCTCTCCTTTGTTTAAGAATTCTGTAAAAGTTTTTTTAATACTCTCAGGAAGAATACAATGTTCAATTGTTTTGGGTCTGTATTTTTCAACCCAAAGAAAGTCTGATTTCATAATATAAAGCAAGTGCTTGGAAGAAGCAAACGGTTCCTGATAAGATTACTATAAACTTTACCAGTTTAATCGTCATGTTCGTCCCAAGGATCAGTGAGGTTTTCGTTATCAAAGAATGCTTTGTAGATACCTATACCAACTAAAGCAAACAATGTAATACCTATTATAGCAGCAAACTGTCCAGATTGCGAGAGTCCACCATAATTACCGTGTGGTACTAGTGTGTCATAACACTTTGCAATTTTTTGTGGATCATTCCATGTGCCAGGCAAAGTGTAAACTGGTGGACATGCTGCTAGTAAATTAATCATAATACCCAATCTGGTTTGCGGGATGGGTCACGAATATAATTAGATGTAACCCAAGGTTTGCTGCTAATGTAATTCTTGTAAGCATCAAAAGTGTTAATGCTTGTGTCATGTTTAAACTCATCGGTCATAGCTCTGACAAACTCATATGCCCAGTAAGGTTCATATGAATCTTTTGGAAAAATCTGCAATGCAGCATTGAGAGTATATCGACAACTGTGTGTCTTTTTGTATCTGTGTGCATACTCATCACACAGTGCAAGTCCATGTCGTATTAACCAATAGAAATGCCTTTGTGCCCATACTGTACAGGGATGGTTGCGAAATGCACCCTTATCTGTTTTGTATGGTTCTCCATTTAATTTAGGTAATGTACCAAACCCATGTCCCCATTTTTTAGATGCTACGATAGATAACATCTGACATGTTTCTAGTGGCATCTTGACAATATGTTTGTCAGGTAATACCTGAGCACATTGTACTGGATCTGGACTGGTTACAAAGATGTTCATTCAGATGATCTCCACTGCTTACGCATCATAACATACACAGGACTTTTTGCAACAATATCACGAACTTTTTTAAATATTCGAGCGGACTCTGCAAACTTACTAGTCATGTGATCTGGTTCTTGAGGTAGAACTTCTTTAGTTCCCTTCTTATATTTTCTACCAGAATTATGATTTGCATATCGTCTTGCACGAGTGAATCCCATCTCTAAAAATTTACGACACATATCCATACCGATGAAGTCTTCTTCATCTCGATAATCTAGATACATGCCGAAGATGTGATTAGATGATTCTACTGCTTCATCTGGAGTTTTAAACCTCCAATGAGCACATATATCATTAGTATAAGGGCGAACCAAAAGGACTCCCTGTTCTCCTCTTCCAATACGATAAAGTCTACGAGTTTCCTCGTCTGTAAAATCAAGTTCTTTGTAATTGAGATCATAATCAAATTCCTTCATTACTAAAATCCTTTAGGTTTTTCTTTTGGTATGTCTAGGACTTCTACCCTAGCATCAAAATTAATCATATTACAATGATTCCACCACCACTCTTGAACTTCGTCCCAAGACTTTACAATAAAAGTAGCATAGTGTTTGGAAACTATTTTGTAATGATGTCTGTCATAAGGTTCATCACTTGTTTGTTTAAACATCAATCGTATGTTGAGTCTGGTTCTAGTGCAATATAATAATCTAAATTATAATCGCTGTTTGTAAACTTAGCAAGCAATTGTTTAGATATCTCTACATCATAAGAACCTGGCAACAGTTTGATATTCTCAACTCTGAAATTAAATTCAAATGCTTTATCTGTTTCTCCAACATGTAAGGAGAACTCATTAGAGTTATCATTCTTACGGTCAGATACTAAAACAGAAATAGTTCTTCCATTACCAATCACTGATAGATCTGGCAATTGATATACAGCAGATGCTTTGAGTAGTTTATTTAATTGATCACTATTGATCTGGAAACATACATCACTTGATGGTAGTGTAATTCCCTTCTCAGGTGGTGATATAATTACATCAGGATCTGCAAAAGCAAACTTAACTTTAGTAGTCAAACCCTCTCTGATAATCATGTAAGTTTCATTATGTAAATCCAAGTCTGGATCTTTCATAAGACTTACACCATTTAAGAATTGTGGTAAGTCGTATATACCAAAATCTCTCTCAAAGTTTTCATCAACATCTGCCTCGGCAAGTATGTTTTTCATCACACTAATAGTGCGAAGTTTAGAACCTTTCTTCACCAAGATTGATTGGTTGATTGAAGAGAAATTTTCTAGTAGGTCAATGGTTTTTTCAGATAGTTTCATATCCATCGTTGTCTAATCCTTCAAAGTGGTATAATAATACAGCATAGTGTATTATCTTCTGAATGTCAAGCTTTGGTGTGCCTTTCTTGTCATATCTTGAAGCATACTTTAGTATGTTGCTTCTACAGAATGCAGATGCATCACCAACAGAATCAATGAGATCTAAAGTTTGTATTTTATTAGAGTAATGTTTGGAATATGTTTTTCCAATATACTCTTTGATACTGTCTAAGATCTCATCTTCATTGTATTTGAACT